TGCTCCCGGCGGTCCGCTTGCGGATATAGCCATTCTGGATGGCCCTTATCGCGATCTTCGCATCATCAAGGACATTTTCCTGGTGGGCTCCGATACCGAGGGCCTCGGCTACGCGACGATCAGTTTGATCGATCAGTTCTACGCCGCGCCGGGAGTGGATCCGTTCTGCGTCGGCACCGAGTGCGATGTCGTCCCCGAGCCTGCCACCTACGCCCTTATGGGCGCTGGTTTGATCGGTCTTTACGCGGCCAAGCGAAAGGTTGTAGGATAAGCAAATCTTCTCCTCCAGGAAGATTAAACAACTACGAAACTCAGGGCACCCTCCTCTAGCGGGTGCCCTTTTTTTATGGAATGTGTTTCCAGTGCTTTCGGGTGACGATAGCAGAGATCCGGCTCATAGCCACCCCGAACTTGGCGGCGATCTCTCGTTGAAGCCATAAGCCGCTGGCGTACATCTTCCGAATCTCGACGACCTCGGTCTCCTTCAGCTTCGCCATACCTTGACGTTCCCCGTGCAGCACCTCCTCCGGATGTTTTCGCCAGAGGTGATCGTCTTTCCACTTCAGCCGTCCTTTGGCAGAAGCATCCAGCGCGTTTTCGTGCTTGGTGCAAAGGAACAGATGGTTTGGATTGACGCACAACCTTTGATCACATTTGTGGCACACGCAGAGCGAACCAGGATCAATACCGTACTCGAGGAAATAGGCGATTCTGTGGGCTTTAATGGCGCGTTTCCCAAAGCAAGGAAACATTCCGTACCCATTGACAGAAACTCTACCCTTCCACAACCAGCACTCCGAATCGGAGCGCCTGTCTACTTTCGACGGGAATTTGGCGCGGTCTTTCTCGGATAATGGCGCAAGCGGTTTAGACTGGATGTCAGCCATTGCGATCTCCTCTACAGATTGCATTCGGTCAGAGTCGGGTGGCGCTCGAACGCCACGCGGCTCGTTTAATTCTGGCAGAAAACAAAGGGCAAGGATATACTGCATCCATGCCGTCCCCGAAAGATCCTCCCGATCCTGAGTTCGATGAACTATTCGAGCCGGACTCGCCCGACGTCCCTCCCGTCGCCCCCGACTACGCGCCTGCCGAAGACGCCAATGAAGTAGAGGAGCTCACCTAATGGCTGCCACCAAGCTCGATGAATTCGGCCGCCCGATCGACAACCCATTCTTCGGCGGCGGCGGTCTCGGCCAGCAACTCGCCTCGCTCCCCGGCACGCCCATCCTCGGCGGTGGAGCGCCTCCGGGGCAAATCCCTCCGGGGATGGGGGAGCATCCACCCGCCACCGGCGGCTACGAGCAGCCCGGCGTCCAAGGTCCACTCGCGGGCGGCTCCACTCCGCCCTCGACGCCGCAAACCAACCCCGGACTCCCGCCTCCCCCCTCCACCGCAGGCACCGGCGGCTTCTGGGGTGACCAGAACCCATGGGCGCAGAACGTGGGTGCGTCGATCAACGATCAGCCTGTGAGCTTCGCTTCCCCCGGTAATCCGAACACAAATTATTTAACTCCCGAAGCCGCAGGTAAGGTCGGGCAGACCTTCGGCGCCAATGTCGTTTCGCAGAACCTCAACAACATGGCCTCGCCCGGTTCCTCCGCCCCGAGTGCTCCCATCTACGGCCTCGATTTCGGCAAGGGAGATATCCAGGACGCGGGGATGGGCGCGTTCCAACTCCAGCGGGGTGACCGCCCAGAGGACATAGCCGCCCGCTACGCCGCCGGCATCAATAACACCGGCTGGGGCGGCCCCGCTCCCACCGTCTCTCGCGCTGACGAGAATGGCATGTGGAACTACTCGACCCCCACCTCGACGTATGATCCTTCGCAGTCCAATCCCCAACAAGCGCAGTTGATTCAGTGGCTCCGAGGCCAGCTCGGTCAAGGATAAGCTATGCCCCAGCCACGGTTATCCCCCCAGCAAGGCGTAGCCACCTACCGCTACGATACCGACGAGCAAGTCGCCGCGCGCCGGCAGTTCGAGCAGGATCAAATCGATGCCGCCGCTGCCAATCCCCGCGGGCGCCCCGGAGGCTACGATACCCCGCTCACTCCGCTCGAGGAAGTGCAGTTCGGCGTATGGAAACAACAATACGCGCCCAACGATTCGGGCGAGGACTACGATCTGCGGGGAGCGTTCAAGGCGGGCTTTCGCCCGGATGAGGGAGGCCACTGGCCCGACACCTTCAAGAAGCCCAACCACCCGACCTTCTCCAACGAAAGCCAGTACGCGCAGTACGGTGCTCCCGGCAAGTGGGACCAGGATCGGTATGTCACTCCGCAGGAAGTATCGGGCGGCGAGATGAATAGAATCCTTCAGGGCCAGCAGAGGAACGCCCCTCCCGCGCAGCGCCCGCAGCCCCGTCTGGGAGTCTCGCTCGCCCAAGCGTTTCCCGATCCGGAAAGAGCCCCCGGTCCCAAAACGAAGGTACTCGGCCCGTTTCTCAAAAGCAGGAAATAAACCTATTTATTGACTGATCTTATTGAAGAGGCGTACCATACCCCCATTAGGTCGCGAGTTTCTCTTGCGTGGCCTTTGACTGGAAATTGGGCACAATCTGGTTGATTGGTTCCTCGGACGGGTCGCTCGTGTGATCCATCCCCGTTCGGGGGGAAGGGCCGGTGGGCGCTGACTAGGTTCATCGGCCCTCTCTTTTAGGAATCTGAATGCTGGCCACTGAACTCAAGAGTTTGAATCATCGGCACCGGGCTTTGCTGTCATGGCTCCTCGCCAATCCGCATCGGCAGTTGAGGGAAGCAGCCATCGAATTGAACCTCGGTCGTCAGTACGTCAGTACGGTCCTCCACAACGATCTGTTCCAGGCTGCGTATTTAGAAGCCTGCAAGGAACAAAATACGGAGGCGGTGTTTGTCGGTGCCAAAATCACCGAAAAATTGAACAGCCTCGCGCACCGCTCGCTGGATGAAATCGATCGCCGTCTCGAAGAGAACGAACTCGAGTCGCGCGAGCTGCTCACCGCCGCCAAGCTCTCGCTCACCGCCCTCGGCTACATCAACCCCAAGGGCTACTCGACCGACATGCACGTCCACTCGCACCTGCAGGTCGACGTGAACATTATTAATGAGGCGCGCGAGCGGGCGCTCTCCCGGCGCGCCACCGCTCCCCTCACCCTCGAAGCCAACCTCGAAGAACAGGAAAGTTAGATGCAAACCACCACGATGGAAGAACTCGCCGAGCGCCTCTACACGGCCAAGGCTCAGATGCTCGACTGGATGACGGCCGAGACGCTCGCCCCCATCCCCACCTGGAGCGAGACCCAGCGTACCGTCAAGAACGCCTGGTACCTCGTCGCCCAGCAGTCGATCGATGCCGGGGAGGAAGCCCCGCCGCCCCCGCCGCCTATCCTCTTTGAAGCATCCGCCGGCGAGTCGAAAGATGAGAGGGCCATCGACATCCTCGGTCCCCATCCGCAATGGGCTGCGCTCTCACCGGACGTCCAGACCGATTGGGCCGTCGTCGGCCAAGTCGCCACCGATGTCCAGGAAGATCTGCGGCGCGATGTGAAGCCGCTGCCTTTGAAGAAGAAGCAGCATGCCACCGACGAGCCGGTCGATCTGCCGGAACCCATCACCGGCCAGGCTTCGGTTACCTCGGCGCAACTCCTGGCTCTGGTGGCCACGCCCATCTCGCTCGTCCCCGCGCCCGCCGCCGGCATCGCGCTCCAGTTCGTCTCCGCCGCGCTCTCCTACACCTTCGGCACGCTCGCCTACGTGGCCGGTGCCAACCTGCTCGTCGTCAAGGCAGGGGGTACCGCGGTCTCGAACACTCTCCCCGCCGCCGGCCTCCTCGATACCCCGGCCTCATCGACCGGAGCAATGACCGGCTTGCCCTACCCGCAGAACGTGGCGCCCGAGGCGACGGCGTTGATGCTCCACATCGAACCCGCCGACGTGACCGGCGGCGACGGCTCGCTCACCGTCGACGTGACCTACCGCGAAATCTCCACGGCTCCTGCCGCAGACGCGGAGGCGCTGGAGGCTCCGCTTATGTCCCGCAAGACTGCCATCGGCGGGGCAGCGATGGCCGTTAAGCCGCCACTGGCGGGAGGCATCATCGCCAAGGGCAAAGGAAAGTAAGTCCTCGCGAGGGACTCAGATTCGATTACTCGTTTGATTCGATCCAAGGAGAATTGAACAAATGCAAGAAAAAGATACGGGCTACTCGAAGCCCGAGCCTACTCCGCTCCCGGCGCCGGGTCCGGAGCATACCGCCGAAGGGCTGGCCGAGAAACTCTTTGCCGCCTGGGCGGCTTACTGGAAGTCGGGCGACAAGGTGCCCGCCTGGAAGGATGCCGACCTGTCCATCAAGCTCCGGTGGCGCGCCGTGGCGAATCTCGCCTTGAGCCGCGGCCCCTTCGACGATCCTGACGAACACCGCCGCATGGCCGAAGACGACCGCTGGGCCTTCCAGCACGTCCGCGACATGGCCTTCGGCGATCCGGCCAAACCCAAGGACACCAAGGATGACAAGAACGACAAGCATCCTCCCGTCGCGGCCACCACACCGGCCGCGCACACCGCCCACAAATAACCGATGAAGCAGGCACGCTCCCCGTCCGTCGACCTCAACGAATTAGTATCGCTGTGCGCCACCGACGGGGAGCTGTTCTGCCGCACCTTCTTCCCCTCTGCCTTCCGCCAGTCGAGCCCGGAATTCCACCGCGACATGTGGGCCGACCTGATTGATCCTGACGTCAATCTGTCCGCCTTCTCGGTTTTCAGGGGAGGAGCCAAGACCACCCTGCTCCGCTCCTTCGTGGCCTGGTCGGTCGCCTATCGTGCCTCGCGCACCATCGCCTACCTCGGCGCATCGACCGACAAGGCGCATGAGTCCGGCGACTGGCTGCGCCGGCTGATCGAAGGGAACTCCGAGGACGGTCTTTCCTTCGCGCAGGTGTTCGGCCTGCGCCCCGGCAGCGTGTGGAATTCCGACCGCCTCGACATCCTCTGCCGCTTTGCGCCGCAGAAACCAGAAACCACCATCACCCTCGTCGCCCTCGGCATCACCTCTTCGGTGCGCGGCCTCAACATCAATAACTTCCGCCCGGACCTGGTGATCCTCGACGACGTGCAGACCGAGGAGAACGTGGGCAACGAGACGCAGCGCGCCAAGCTCAACGAACTCGTCTACGCCTCGATCTTCAATACGATGGCTCCGCGCAGTGAAGCGCCCAATCGCAAGATGGTGCTCTCCAATACGCCCATGCGGCCGCAGGATCTCATCGCCAAGGCCGAGCACAACCCGGACTACAAGTTCAGAAAGTTCGGCATCCGGGATGAGGCGGGGCGCAGCCGGTGGGAGGAACGCTTCCCCAGCGAGGAGATCGACCGGGAGGAAGCCGCGGCGCGCCGTGAGAATCAGTGGGCCTACTTCGCGCGGGAAAAGCTATGTTGGCTGGTGCCGGACGAAGGCCAGTTCTTCCGCCCCTCTGACCTTCGCTTCTATGAAACACCTCCCGCCAATATGGTCACCGCTTATGCTATTGATCCTGTGCCTCCTCCAAGCGCCGCACAGGTGGCGGGAGGCATGTCGTCGAAGGACTTCGAGGCGCACGTTATCGTCGGAATGACCGCCAATCGCGATGTCTACGTGCTCGAGATGTCCACTTCCCGCAGCCACCATCCGGACTGGTCCGCCAATAAGTTCTTCGAACTCGCCGGGAAATGGAAACCCATCCGCTGCCGCGTGGAAGGCATCGCCTATCAGGCCACGCTCAAGTGGTACCTCGACGAGCAGATGAAGAAGCGCGGCCGCTTCCACGTCGTCGAGATCTACAAGGACCAGCGCGCCAAGCCCATCCGCATCCGGCAATCGCTCGCCGGCCTCGCCTCGAATGGGAAACTCTACGTGCGGCGTGACATGATCGACTGGCTCGCGCAGTGGGAGACCTACCCCGGCTGCGACCATGACGATCTGATGGACGCCACGGCGATGGCCGTATCACTCGTGCTCGAACTCGGCGACGGCATGGGCGACTTCAACGATCTAGCCGGTCAAGGTTCCATGAAACAACTCGAGACCGCGGGCTGGAGGCTCTGCCCATGAAGGAGAACAAATGGATCAGTTAATTCAGTTGATCATTTACATCATCGTGTTCGCCGTCGTTGGCTACGGGCTTTGGTGGGTCTGCGTGAAGTTCGCCCTCCCGCAACCGATTGTTTGGATTGTCGGGGCGATTTTGCTGATCATTCTGCTCTTGTTCGTCAGCCATCAACTCGGCGTCGGAGGCGGGGCGAGGCTCTTCCCACGATGAAAATTCACGCCTATCCGCGTTTACATGCGAATATGAAGTTCCTCTATGGGCCGCACACCTTTACGCTTCCAGGATTTGAAGGGCCTGGAGCCCATGTGGAAGCGCGAGATGACGTGGCCGGAAATCCTGATCCTGTGCGTCGTCCTGGTGGGGATCGTGTACCTGATAATGGAGCTCCGCAAGTGAACAACCTCGATGCCTTTTTGCTGGCGGTCATCGCCCTCTCCTCGATGACTTTTCTTTGGGGGGAACTCTCATGAGAGGCAAGTTTACCGTGCCGTTTGATTCTGAGACTCACCGCGAGATTCTGGACAAAATCCTCCATTTGTTCCAGGGTTCTAGGAATAGAATGTCTTCTCGTCACGAGAAATGGCGGAAATCTGAGGATCTATTTAGGGCTTATTTGCCAGAGACAGAGATGTCCTCGAAGAAGCAGAGAGCGCGGGAACAGGGGTCCGCATCGCAGTTCAGCGAAGTGATACTGCCTTACAGCTACGCCCTTGCGTTGACATCACACACTTACGCGACTAGTGTGTTTCTTGGCCGCGACCCAGTGTGGCAATATCGCGGAAGGCATGGAGAAACTGAGCAAAGTACTCAATGTTTAGAGGCGTTAATCGCATACAATCAGGACATTGGAGACATGGCAGTTAATGAGTATATCTGGCTCATTGATTCGATAAAGTATGGACTCGGGGTAGTTTCCTCCGACTACGTCAAGCGCTCTGAGATCTTCTCCGAGTATGTCCCAATGGCTCCCACCCTCGGTGGGATTGATCTGGGTGCCGATCCCAGTTGGGAGTTGGTTGAGGAGCGGGTCGAGGGGTATTGCGGCAACATCCTGACCAACTGTAGGCCCTACGATTTCTATCCAGATCCCGGCGTCCCCCTCGTTAATTTTCAGGACGGCGAGTTCTGCGGACATACCCTACTCATGGGCATTGACCGTCTCCGCTCGATGAAGAACGAGTGGGATCTGTTTAATCTCGATGAACTCGAAGGCGGCAGTTTTGGCGTGGGCGGCAATGTCATGGCTCCGTCGACTTCCGGTTCGAAAGACAACATGCTTGCTGCCGACAAGATCTGGGATTCGAAAGATCTCAAATCTGGCAAAGTCGGCATCTTCCGGGTAGTGGTGAACGTGATTCCAGCGGAGTGGAAGCTGCCTGGAAAGTACTACCAGAAGTGGGAATTCTACGTCGCCAACAACTCGGTGATCATCAAAGCTTCGCCGCTCGGTTTGCGCCATTGCAAGTTCCCCTATGACGTGATCGCCTGGGAGACCGATGGCTACGACACCTCGACGCGCGGCATGATGGAAGTCACCAAGCCGCTGAACGACGTGATCAACTGGCTCTACAACACGCACATGTTCTCGGTGCGGCGTTCGCTCAACGGCAATCTGATCATCGATCCGGACAGGATCAATGTGAAAGACTTGATCGACGGCGGACCCGGACGGATCGTCCGCATGCGCCCGGGCACAGGCTATGGCACCGACGTGCGGTCTGCCGTCGCTGAACTGATGAACGTCGACCCGACGCGAGGGCATCTCTCGGACACGCAGTTCACCGAAGGGCTGATGCAGCAGATCACCGGGTCGAATGATTCCCTCATGGGTTCGCTCGGGCGTGGGCGAAAAACGGCTACCGAAGTACGCACCGCCGCCGCGCAGGGGGCGAACCGCATGAAGACCTTCTGCGACTTCGCCTCCGCCTTGGGATGGAGCCGCCTATCCCGCAAAATGGTGGCGAACTTACAACAGTTTTACGACCAAGAAAAAATGTTTAGGATTGCGGGGGACTTGATGCAGGGCACCAAGTTCGTCAACGTCGATAAGACCATGATCACGGGCGAATTCGATTACGTGCCCGTCGACGGCACGCTGCCGGTGGACCGGTTCGCGCAAGCAACGCTGTGGAAAGAGATCTTCTCGGTGATCGGGAAGAACCCGCAGATCGCCCAGCAGTACGACATCTCGCGCATCTTCGGGCACATGGCGAGTCTGGCGGGTTTGAAGAACATCACGCAGTTCCGGATCACCCCGGATGAGGCGGCGATGCAGCAGGCGCAGGCCGGAAATCTAGTCCCCGCGGGGCAGGCAATGGGAGGCGAAGGCGGTGGCGGATACCCCGGAACAAGTCCGACAGCAGCGATTGCAAGCATGGTCAAC